GAACTCATGAATTATTTTGAATCCATCGCTAAAGATAGCGAGATAAAAGATAAAGCATGGAAGATATTATAGGCTTTTCTATAATGGCAACCCTTGCCTAAAGGGAACATTAAGGAAATACAATGAGTGAAGAAACCATGACTCCTGAACAAGGAAGTGGAAACCTAACTGTGAATGAAGCTGCAACAGCATTTGAAGGCATCTTATCAGCAGGTGAGGAATCTACGGATCAAACCGAAACTGTTGAGGCAGAAGCTATCGAATCTGTTGAGGAGGTAGAAGTAGAGGAAGAAGTTTTAGATGATGCAGAAGAGGCTCTTGAAGCTGATGACTCTATAGACGAAGAAGTTGAGTACGAAGAAGAGGAACTTCCTGAAGAACCTCAACGCTATAAGGTGAAAGCCGCTGGCGAAGAGAAAGAAGTGACCCTCGATGAATTGTTACAAGGCTATCAATATGGTGCTGATTACACAAAGAAGACTCAAGAATTAGCAGAGCATCGCAAGGCATTAGAAGCTGAAGCTCAAGCAATTATTGAGGCTCAACAAGTTAGGGATACATATGCTCAAAGGCTAAAAGGTGTAGAAGAGTTTTTAACTTCTACGACTGATTCGTCAGAAGATTTAGCCAAAATGAAAGAAAACGACCCAATAGGATATGCGATGAAAGTCGCAGAAAATACAGAAAAAAAAGAACAGTTGGCCCAGGTCCGTGCCGAACAGCAACGCATTGCCCAAGAGCAACAAGTGGAGCAAAGGCAAAAAATGGCTCAATATGTTCAAGAGGAAGCAAAAAAACTTTCACAAGTCCTACCAGAGTTTTCAGACCCTGTTAAAGGCGAACAACTCAGAAACGAGATTCGCAGTTACGGAAAAAGTGTGGGATTCAGCGATCAAGAGTTAGCTAGTGTATACGACTCTCGACACGTAACAATCCTAAACAAAGCACGACTTTATGATCTTCTACAAAAATCTAAACCTGAAGTAACTAAGAAGGTTGCGAAAGCACCAAAGATGGTTAAGTCAGGAACAAAGGTTAAAGAAACTAATAAAGACGTGAACAAAAAACAAAGAACTAGGCTAAGGCAAACAGGCAAAGTCCGGGATGCTGCGGCTCTTTTTGAAAACTTTATTGAATAAGGAAGTGAATCATGGCAACATATAAAACCGTTACGGCTGTAGGTCAAAGAGAAGACCTAACAGACGTTATTTATGACATCTCTCCAACCGATACACCATTTATGTCATCTGTTGGTAAAACAAAAGCAAACGCTGTTTATCATGAATGGCAAACAGACTCTTTAGCAGCAGTTAATCCTGACAACGCTGCAGTCGAGGGCGATGATGCTACATCAGCAACATTAGCACCAACTACTCGTAGAGGTAACAGAACTCAGATCTCACAAAAAACTATCCAAATCTCTGGCACATTAGAGCAAGTTGATAAGGCTGGTCGTAAATCTGAGAAAGCATATCAGCTTTCAAAAGCTTCTGCTGAACTAAAACGAGATATGGAAACTATTCTTTTATCTAACCAACCTGCCGCTGCTGGTAATGCTTCAACAGCACGTGAACTTGGTGGTTTACAAACTTGGTTAAATACAAACTATGAAGGTACAGGTACTGCTGGTACTGGTGACGGTACAACTGCTCGTGTAGTTGGTACTGACGGTGCTTTCACAGAAACAATGCTGAAATCTGCTGTTAAGAAAGCATATGAAGCTGGTGGTAACCCATCAGTGTTAATGGTTTCTCCAACACAGAAACAAGTAGTTTCAGGTTTTGCTGGTATTGCAGAACAACGATACATGGCTCCTAGTGAAGGTCAGTCAACAATCGTAGGTGCTGCTGATGTTTACTTATCAGACTTTGGTGCTTTATCTGTTGTTCCTAACAGATTTATCCCACAAGATCCAGCTCCTGATACAGGCGATACAGCATTTGTTCTTGATCCTGAGTATGCATCTATTGCTTACTTAAGACCATTTGCAACAAATGAACTAGCTAAAACTGGTGACAGTGAAAAAACACAACTTTTAGTTGAATACACACTAGAAGTTAAAAACGAAGCTGCTCACGCAATTATCGCTGATTTATCATAATCAACTAAGGATTGACCCTCTTCGGAGGGTCTCTCTTTTCCTATGAATGTAGTAAGACCTCAATATAAACACAGACTCCTTGATGTTCATGGAGGAGCAAAGTTACAAAAAAAAATTAACAAAATGTTTCTAAGAATGAAACGATCAGGAGTGTTATTTTGGCATGAAAAAAACCTTAGACTTCAACAAAAACGTCAAACGAGTAACGGAAACGGCTGATGATGGTGACGGTGGATTAATTATCCAAACATCACAAGATGTTACTGACATCATAGAGCAAAATAAAAAAGAATATAACGCAGATAATGGTAGATGGGGTGATGACATCTTTTCTAACAAGATTGCGTCCATTCCTCTCACATGTATTGATGAGTTAAACAAGCAAGGCATTATGCGAGGATTTCATGTATTAGATCAAAAGAAATTTAGAGCATGGCTCAATCATCCTGACAACAGATTCTTCAGGACTAAAAAAGGAACCGTATAATGGCTGGTAATTTTGAAAACTACACCAAATTCAAAGAGTTGGTGGCTGAGTATTTAGGTCGTGATGACTTGACTGACAAAATACCAGTATTTATTAAGCTAGGTGAAGAGCGTTTACGTCGTGATTGTAGATTACGTCAAATGCTTAAGTATTCTACTGCGACATTACAAAGCGGTGATGCAACCATAGCCATTCCTAATGACTTTTTAGCAATAAAAACTATTTATTTAGATACAAACCCAATATACACATTGGAATATCAAACATCTGCAGCCTTTTATGATAATGCAGTAGTAAAGCAAACAGGTCAGCCATCATATTACACATTAATAGGGTCTGAATTTCAATTTGGGCCAATTCCAGCTGGTGATTACACATTAAAAATGATTTATTACCATAGACCTGAGATTTTAAGCAGTTCTAATGCTTCTAATGTGTTTTTACTATATGCACCTGACCTATTATTGTATGCATCTCTCGCAGAAGCAGAGCCATACCTTATGAACGATGAACGACTACAGACATGGTCGGCATTGTATACCCGTGGACTCGAATCATTAGCTAAGTCTGATGATGAAAGCGAGTATCCATCCACACCATTAACAATTCAACTTAAATCGAGGTAAAAATCATGGCAGAAATGAGTGATTACCTAGAGAATACTCTAGGCAATGCAGTATTACGTGGCTCTTCTTATACGAGCCCAACAACTATCTATGTAGGTTTATTTACAGATAATCCAAATGATGACAACTCAGGTACGGAAGTATCAGGTGGTGGTTATGCAAGACAATCAGTAACTTTTGGTGCTCCTACAGATGGTTTATTTACAAGCAATGTTGATGTTAGCTTTCCACAGGCTACTGCAACACTTGGCACTATTACACATATCGCATTATTTGATGCTTTAACTGGAGGCAATCAGCTTTTCCATAGTCCATTAGATATTGCTAAGTTAGTAGAAACAGGCGATATATTTTCTATTGGATCAGGACAGTTAACTGTTCGCTTTGAATAAGGATTAAATCATGGCTTTAGTATTGAAGGACAGAGTAAGAGAAACAACAAATGTAACTGGTACAGGTACTATGACCTTACAAGGTGCAGTTGAAGGTTTTGAGACATTTACATCTGCCATAGGTGTTGGAAACCAAACTTACTATTCAGTAGCTACACTAACACAATGGGAAGTAGGGGTAGGTACAGTTGGTGCTGGAAATACTTTAACTAGAGATAAGGTCTTAGATTCTTCTAACAGTGGCAACTTAGTAGATTTCACAGCAGGTGACAAGGATATATTTGTAACTTATCCAGCCAAAAAATCAGCAACAAGAGATAACTTGTTAACATATTCAATCGTATTCGGGAGTTAAACAATGGCACGAAAACAAATACACAAATATACCTTTACACCAGCTACTAATACCATAGTATTAGATGGCATATACAATCGTGATCGTATATTACTAATTAATAACGCTACAGATAATGAGGAAATGTTTGCTTTTAGTAGCGAATTTAATTCATTAGCTTCATACGCATTTGATGGCCCTAATGAAACTACGACATTAGTTTTAAATAAAGACTGTTCTGCTATGGATGCTGCAGATGTGTTGCAGATATGGATTGATAGCGATGCAACTGAAATTCAACCTACAGAATCATATACTGACCCAGTATCTAAATTACGAGTTTCTACTCCTGAGAACTTAATTGATACCGACTTTGAATATGGTCTACAGTCAACTAAATGGGAAACATTAGAGTTAGTTAAAAATATTCCTACATTCTTTTCTCGTAATGGTGATGAAGATATTGAGATTAGTGATGTAACTACACAGGCTAATTCAAACATCATCGTTGTAGAAACTGTGGATGTTCATAACTTAGTTCAAGGTAACCCAATTATTGTACAGGGCACAACTAATAACAATGCCAATGGTGCATTCGTTGTAACTAAAATTTTAAATGACAGTACATTCCAATACACAGCAAAAAGAACTATTCAGACTACCAAGTCTATTAAAGATACATATACACAAGTATTCTTAGGTTCTATCTATCAAGGTACTGAATTCAAATTATCTAACGTCAATGGTGTTACAACCGATGGTGCTAATCCATCTACATTAACTGTGTCTACTAAATACCCAATGGGCTTTAGTGCAGATACTTCATTCTTCTTAACTAACTCTGTTGGTCAGAAGATTATTACATTTGATGCAAGTTTAGTAACGCCGACTAACGTTGTTAATATCAGCAGAACAATTGATGTTGATGCTAAACACAACGATAACCCAACAGGTCAGTGGCATATCGGTGCTTGGAACCCAATGAACTGGAAACCAAAAGATGCCCTGTTCTTTGAACCTGATACAGCAGAAATTAACATTTCAACTGCCAACGAAACATTTACTTTCCCTAACCCACACGGGTTTGATGATGGTCAATATGTCGTTTACTTACATGGTTATGGCAACGCTGCTATCGGTGGTTTAACAGATACAAGACCTTACTG